CAGCTAGTTCAATTGCTTCAGACTATGGGTCAAGACTCCCCAATGTATGCAACACTCATTCAGTCGATTGTAGACAACATGAACCTGTCTAATCGCGAAGAGTTGCTGGCGGCAATGAATCAATCGATGCAACCAAATCCACAAGCCCAGCAAATGCAACAGCAAGCACAACAGTTGCAGATGCAATTCCAGCAGTCACAAACTGCGGCCCTGTCTGCACAAGCACAGGAATCTGCGGCTAGAGCGCAGAAGCTCGCGGCTGAAGCGGCAGTTGTTCCGCAAGAGCTAGAGATTGACAAAATCAACGCAATTACTAGAAACTTGCGTGATGGCGATCAAGAGGACAAAGAGTTTGAGCGACGCATGAAGGTCGCTGATACTCTCCTTAAAGAGAAGCAAATAGAAGGAAAGCGTAATGCTGACAGACCACGAACTGAAAGCCCTGCTCCAACGAGTCAACCGGGAGTTCCAAGGAACATTCCAGCGAATAACGGAGCTGGAGACCAAGGTAGAGGAGCTATCTAATGGCAAAGAAACACCCAAGCGTAGCGCGGGCGGGAGTAAGCGGGTTCAGCAAGCCGAAACGAACGCCTAGCCATCCCACTAAATCTCATGTGGTTGTAGTTAAGTGTGATGATGGTAAAGTAAAAACCATTCGATTTGGCGAGCAAGGGGCTAGTACCGCAGGAAAGCCAAAATCAGGAGAGTCAGAAAAGATGAAAGCAAAGCGGAAATCTTTTAAGGCTCGTCATGCTAAAAATATTGCAAAAGGCAAATGTTCTGCGGCATATTGGGCTAACAAGGTTAAATGGTAATCTTAAAAATAAGGAAACTTTATGTGGGGTTTTACGTTGTTAGACAAAGAAGGCAATAAAGTAATTTCGACATCGGCTTTGTATGACGCAGAACGATATGCTTTTGTTGATGGCTACGAATCTTGTGCTGATTATCCTGAAGCGTACAGTTTTTATACTTGGGAAGGCAACGATGAAAGTTAAATCACCCGACGGGTATCACTGGATGAAGAAAGGCAAAGAGCTTAAGCTGATGAAAGACCCTTCTGAGGGCTACAAGCCTCACAAAGGCGCATCTAAGTCAGCAGATTTTGCAGTTCAAAAAGTCCACAAAAAGTAAGGAGAGTGTTATGCCCGGTAAAAAGAAAAAGAAAGTTAAAAAGCCATACGGTTATTAAGGAGTAGCCAATGAAGCCTAAAAAAGGTCTTTACGCTAACATACGAGCCAAACGAAATCGCATTGCAAAAGGCTCTGGCGAAACAATGAGAAAGCCTGGCGCAAAAGGCGCGCCTACAAATAAGGCTTTTAAACAGGCGGCTAAGACCGCAAAAAAACCAACCAGAAAAGCCTGACATTTTTTTAAAACCGTGTTAAAAGGCACGGTATCAACAAAGGAGAAAAGAATGACCCCTGAACTCGAGGAGTACTTTACTAATTACAATGAGCTGTTTAACCATCCAGGGTTTAAGCAACTTATAGAAGAGCTGTCAAATAACGCAAAGCAGTTGGCGGATATTCAGACGGTTAAAGATGAGGAGGATTTGTTCTTCCGCAAAGGGCAGGTATCTGCATTTGCAACTGTAATCAATTTAGAAGCAACGATTACATTAGCGCGGGACCAAGCCGAAGCGGAAGATCAAGAATCGGAAGATGTATAAGATATATGACTTCCGTTGTACTAACGGACATGTATTTGAAGAAATGGTAAGCAACGGGGTTACAACCAGTAGGTGCGGTTGTGGTGCCAATGCTACTAAAATGCTGTCAGCTCCTAAGTGCGTACTTGACGGATCTAGTGGGGACTTTCCAGGTCGCCACATGAAGTGGGTACGAGAACACGAAAAGGCAGGCAGGAAATCTAAATCTCCACAATGACTTAGTTCACGGAGTTTAATATGTCTAGAGCAACAATGGTTGATCCATACCTCGAAGAAGAGGGCAATGTGGACAGCGTTGTAACCGAAGCCGAAGAGACTCAGCAGGAAGAAGATCTTCAAGTTGAACAATCTCAAGAACCAGTAGAGCAAGACACTGACAGCGACATCCCAGAGAAGTACCGTGGTAAATCTCTGAAAGAAGTTGTTCAGATGCACCAAGAAGTAGAGCAGGTGATGAGTCGACACTCTAACGAGGTTGGTGAGCTTCGTAAGGTAGTGGACGAGTACATAACTACTCAACCACGATCGCAAGCACCTCAACAGCACAATGTTGAGCCTGAAAGCGATATTGATTATTTTACGGACCCTCAAGGAGCTGTTAATCGCGCAATTGATAACCATCCTAAAATCAGAGAAGCAGAGAAATACACTGCGGACTACAAGAAGCAAGCGGCGTTAGCCAGTCTAGGTAACAAACACCCAGACATGCAGACAATACTTGCTGACAATAAGTTTGCACAGTGGATCAAAGCATCAAAGATTAGGACTCAGTTGTTTGTAGAAGCTGACCAAGAGTACAATGCGGACGCGGCTGATGAACTATTTACCCTCTGGAAAGAGCGTAAGGTAGTTGCTCAGCAAACTGCTAATGTTGAAAAGCAAGCGCGTAAGCAACAACTCAAAGCGGCCAATACAGGCAGAGCGCAAGGCAGTGCTGAGACGGCACGTAAGAAAACATATCGCAGGGCCGACATTATTAAACTAATGAAAACGGACCCCGAGCGTTACCAAAGTCTGTCAGATGAAATTCTAACAGCGTACGCGGAGGGCCGGGTCAAATAATCTTTAAAGGAGATTGACATGGCTACTGCAACATATCCCGGCGCAGGGGGTAATACCGCGCTAACTGAAGCGGCAACTTTCATCCCAGAAATCTGGAGTGATGAAATTATTGCGGCTTACCAGAAGAACCTGAAAATGGCTCCGCTTGTTAAAAAGCTGGCTATGACAGGAAAGAAGGGAGACAAGTTACACATCCCTAAGCCAATCCGTGGCGATGCAAATGCTAAAGCGGCTGATACAGCGGTTACTATCATTGCAAACACTGAAGGCGAATTGACTGTAGACATTAACCGTCACTTTGAATACTCACGTCTTATCGAAGACATCGTTGAGGTTCAGGCGCTTTCTAGTCTCCGTCAGTTCTACACTGAAGATGCTGGCTACGCACTTGCTGTACAGATCGACAACGATCTTCACGCGGCAGGTACTGGTTTTGGTGACGGTGGTGCTGTTGTATTCAGCCCAGCGGCTACTGATTACCAACACACTGGCTGTTTCTTTAACGATAACGGAACAACAACTCAGTACACTGATGACACAATTGTGCCAACTCAAGACGTGTTCACTGATGCGTTCTTCCGTGACATGATTCAGAAGCTTGATGACAACAACGTACCTATGGACGGACGTTCGTTAATCATCCCTCCTTCGGTTCGTAACACTATCATGGGCATTGATCGTTATGTGTCTTCTGATTTTGTAAACGGCCAAGTAGTAAGCTCTGGTCTTATCGGTAACCTCTACGGTGTAGACGTTTACGTCTCAGCTAACTGCCGAACCATCGAAGCGGCTGGCGATAATACTGCGGGATCTGCCGATACTCGTGCGGCACTTTTGTTCCACCGTGACGCTGTTGTCATGGCAGAGCAACAAGCTGTACGTTCACAAACCCAGTACAAGCAGGAATACCTCTCAACTCTGTACACGGCTGATTGCCTGTATGGTGTTCAGGTATATCGTCCTGAAGCTGGTTTCGTACTCGCAGTCGCTGAGTAATGAACTTCGGGGGCCCTTGCGGCCCCCTTCCTTCTTTTGCAATAGGAAACTCAGATGTCAAACTATTCCAAGACAACAGACTTTGAAGCTAAAGACTCGTTACCTACAGGCGACTCAGGAAAGATTATCCGTGGCGCTGAATTTGAAACTGAGTTTGATGCAATCTCTACTGCTATTGGCACTAAAGCCGATACTGCTGGGCCTACGTTTACCGGAACCCTAACCTTTGAAACTATTTCTGACGGAACCATTGGCGTTACTGCATTCGTTGACGAAGACAACATGTCGTCCAACAGTGCAACTCTGGTTCCTACGCAACAGTCCGTAAAAGCGTACGTTGATGCTCAAGTTACTGCACAAGACCTAGACTTCCAGGCTGACTCAGGTGGTGCGTTAAGCATTGATTTAGACTCTGAGGCGCTGACACTTACCGGCGGTACAGGTGTTGACACATCTGGATCAGGCAATGCCGTAACCTTTGCTATCGACAGCACAGTAGCCACATTAACTGGCACTCAGACGCTTACTAATAAAACTCTCACGTCTCCTGACGTAAACACGCCAGACATTGATGGCGGTACGATTGACGGGACTGTTATTGGTGGTGCTACTCCTGCCGCAGTTTCTGCTACCACTGTTTCGGCTACAGGTAACATTACAGTAGGTGGCACAGTAGACGGACGTGATGTAGCTACAGACGGTACAAAGCTGGACGGTATTGAGGCTAGTGCTACAGCAGATCAAACAGCGGCAGAAATACGTACGCTTGTAGGCTCTGCTAGTGACTCCAATGTGTTTACCGACGCTGACCATTCTAAACTAGACGGCATAGAAGCTAGCGCAACTGCTGACCAAACAGCGGCAGAGATTAGAACATTAGTTGAGTCTGCTTCTGACTCTAACGTATTCACAGATGCTGACCACACTAAGCTTAACGCTATAGAGGCTAGTG